CAGGCAGACGGCATCGGCTCCGATGGATACCGATGGCGACGATGAGAGCGACGCGGGGCTTCTGCAATCAGCCTTGCGCCGATAGACGACCGATAATCAACAGATGAACCACCCGCCCGACGAGGCGGGTTTTTTGTTGAGCGGTCGCGGCGCGTCGAAAGGACGCTGCTATGGCTCTCACCACTCCCCAGACCAACAATAAGTTGGTTCAGTACCGCAAGGAACTCATCAAGGAGTTCGTGCGCGAGAATATGTTCTCGCCCTACATGGGCGATGCGCCGACCTCGATCATCCGCACCCTTTACGACAATAAGAAGGGCGGTGAGCAGGTCAACGTTCCGCTGGTCCGTTCGCTGACCGGCGTGGCGAAGTCCACCGGCACCTTGACCGACCAGGAAGAGGCCATCTCCAACTACGGCATGCGGGTCTGGGTTGACTGGGCGCGTCATGCGGTGGCGACGAGCGATGCGGAGGAACAGAAGGATTCCGCCGACATCTTCGGAGAGGCAAAGCCGCTTCTGTCGGACTGGGGCAAGAATCTTCAACGAGACGAAATCATTCAGGCGTTCATGGCCCTCCCCTCCGAGTCGGCCCCGGCCGCTCTTGGCGGTAACAACGGCCAGCGCGTGAATGGCGAGCTCTATGCGGACGCGACCGCCACCGGCCTGAATGCATGGGCGGCGGCGAATGCGGATCGCATTCTGTACGGCAACTCCAAGAGCCACTATTCCGGCACGCATGTGACGGACGTTGGCAAGATCGAGACCTCGGTGGACAAGTTCGCCGCGTCCTCCGTCTCGCTGATGAAGCGAATGGCGAAAATCGCCAACCCGGCGATCCGCCCGTACAAGACCAAGAGCGGCTATGACTACTACGTCGCTTTTGCCGGCACGACCGCCTTCCGCGACCTGAAAGCGGACCTGAAGACGAGCAACACGGATGCCCGCCCGCGCAGCGTGGACAACATCATCTTCCAGGATGGTGACCTTGCGTGGGATGGCGTCATCATCCGCGAAGTGCCGGAAATCGACAACTTCGTCGATGACGTGTGGACTTCCGGCATCGTCGGAAACTTGAAGACCGGCGGTGACGGCAGCTCGCGCGTGTCTCCGGTGTTCCTGTGCGGACAGAATGCTCTTGCAATGCCTTGGGCGAAAATGCCGGTCCCGACGTTCCGCGAACAGACGGACTATCAATTCGTCAAGGGTACCGGCGTGAAGATGTGTTACGGCATTGCCAAGACCTTCTTCAAGAAGTCCACCAGCCTCGTTCAGTGGGGCGTTGTCTCGGGCTTCTTCTCGTCCGCGGCTGATGCGTAACGGGAGGGATCGAATATGACCCTTCCAAAGCGCACTTATCCCGGCCTGTCCGACCTCGGCACCCTGAGCCAGCCCAGTTCGGGCCGGATCGAGGTGACGAACATCGTGCGGGACAAGAACGTGGTGCGGGCGGACTTCAAGTTCGTCCGTGCGCGTCTTTCGGTGACGGACGCAACCACGAACGGTTCGTATGGCTCCTATACGTTCTTCCAGTTCGGAGAACAGGCCATATCGTTCCTCGGCTCGCGTCAGGACTACACGTCCTTCGTGTCTGACGGCACCGGCGTCCCGAACGATACCGCGTTCGAGATTGGCATTGGCACGACCGCGATTGCGGCCGCGGCTGACGGCACTCTCGGGAACGGCACGAACGAGAATATCGGGCAGGCCGTTTCGTTGACGCTTTCCAGCGGCACGGCGGCCGGCACGGCCATCACCAACGGCGCGGTTGTCAACGGTACGGCAACCGCGTGCAAGATGGCGCTGAACGTGTCCGGCACGGCCGCTACCGTGGATGGCGCCGGCTGGCTGGATGTGAACGGCACGGCGACCGTATCGTTCATGTTCCTCGGCGACGACTGACAAACCGGGCGGGCGGCTTCGGCTGCCCGCCCGCTCTTTGCGTTTGGAGGACTGATGGCTTCGCTGGCGATCTGCGTCATCTCGAACCGCGACCATGTGCCGGACTTCACGCGCTGCCTTGCTCACATGTCGGCGCATCTGGCCATCAAGCCGATATTTGACCGTGTTGACCTGAAAGTCGCTAAGAATTGCTCGCTGCTGTCGGTGGCGCGGCAGGAAATGCTCGATGAGTGCATGAGCGAAAAATTCTCGCACATGCTCATGCTCGACGACGACATGGTGTTCCCGCCCGATCTCGCTCATCAGCTTTACGGAAAGGGCAAACGGTGCATCGGCGTCAATTCGCTGCGGAAAAACCCGGACGAATTGCATTACACCGCGCGCGGCCTTGATGGCGAATGGGTCGCATCGAAGGGCCGGCGCGGGTTGCAGCAGGTCGAAACGGTCGGCATGGCGCTGTTCCTGCTCGATCTGGACGCCATGCGCAATATTCCAAAGCCGCACTTTGAGGTGCGCTGGAACGACGAAAAGCAGGTCTATACCGGCGAGGATATGTATTTCTGCCGCAAGCTGACGGGCGCGGGCGAGAAAATATTCATCGACCACGATCTGTCCAACCAGTGCGGCCATGTCGGCTCGCTGGTCTACACGTTCGACTTCTACGACAGGTTCAAATCCGATGCCGAAAACGTCCGCGCAGCTTAAGACCGAGGCGTTGTCGATCCTGTTGGGGATGCCGCCCTACCAGGAGCCGGCGCCAGAGGAATTGATCGCCATTGGCGCTTATGTCGATCCGCTGCTGGAACAGTTGCAAGAGGATAAAATCTGCTTCGTGCAGGACGAGGAGGCAATCCCGGACGTATGGTTTTTGCCGCTGGCGCGCCTGCTGGCAAACGTCGCCGGCCCGCGCTTTGGCTCGCCCATGAACGAGGAGGCCAAGTTGATCGATGAGCGCACCCTGCGCCGGCTGACGGCGGCGGAACCGACCTACGAGCCGATGCAGGCGGACTATTTCTGATGGTGGCTATTCCCCTCCCCCTGTCCTCCTTCCCCGGCTCATCGCCTTCGGAGGGCGCGGGGCGGCTTATCAACGTGTTTGCGGAGGCGCTGGGCGAGAATGCGCGGGCGCAGGCTGTCCGTCACCGGGTGCCGGGCCTGAAGCCGTGGGGAACGTCCTCTGAGGCTACATTCCGGGGCGCGATGGTGTCCGGCGGGGTCATATACGCGGCCTTCGGTGGAGAGGTGGTCAGCATTGCATCCACCGGCGGGGCGGCAACTTCCGTGGACGAGCTCAGCGGCACCGACAAGGTGTATTTCCTCAAGAACAACCGCCGTCCGACGCCAGACATCCTCATCATCTGCGCGGCCGGCGTCTTTGTCCTTGCCGGTGGCAACATAACCGATCTGAACGACCCGGACCTGCCGGCTATCTCGGCCGGCGTCTTTCTGGACGGCTATTTCTTCCTGACGGCGCAGGATGGACGCTGCTTCGCATCCGGCCTGAATGCCACGACATTCGGCGCGAACGACTATATCACGACCGAGGCCAAGGCGGATGCGCTTCACCGGCCCGTGGCATGGAACGGCAACCTGCTTCTGTGCGGCTCTGGCTCGATCGAGGTTTGGGACGGCGATAATCCGAACGATACCGGCTTTCCGTTCAACCGCGTGGCGGTCATTCAGCGCGGCATTGCCGGGCCGCACGCCATTGCCGGCTTTGAGGACGGTTTCGGCAAGTCCCTGATGTTCGTCGGTGACGACAACGCCGTCCATGTCCTGAACGGCTATACGCCCGAGAAGGTGTCCCCGCCCGATCTGGACCGGCTGATTGAGGCCGTGGCGGACAAGACGACGCTTGAGGCCGGGGTCTATATCGCCGCGGGTCATCCCAAATGGGTACTGTCCTGCCCGGATTGGACCTGGGAATTTGATCTGAACACGAGCAAGTGGAACGAGCGCAGGAGCTACGGCGGAACACGCTGGCGCGGCACGCAACCTTTCTACGCCTTCGGCAAGTGGCTGTGCGGCGACATGAGCAGCGGTAACGTGGTTGAGATTTCCTCGGCCGCGCAGACGGAAGTCGGATTACCACTGGTCTGCGAGGTCTGGTCGGCGCCGGTCCACAAATTCCCGCAGCGCCTTCGTGTTGCACGGGTTGATTTCGATTTTTCAACAGGCATTGGCATATCCACCGGCCTCGATCCGAACGAGACGGACCCGGTGGTGGAGGTTTCGTATAGCGACGACGGCGGGAACACCTTCTCGCCCCCTCGCATTTGCAAACGCGGTCGGCAGGGGCGGTTTCTGGCTCGTATCTCGCTGTTCCTGCAAGGCATGACCGGCGCTCAGGGGCGCATTTACAGGATCATGATGAGCGATCCGCGTCCGTTCGGCCTGATGGCCGGCGACATGTCGGCTGAGGCCAAGGTGACATGAGGCTGCCCAATCAGGATGTCCGCAGCGTCGATAGCGCCGGGCGTTCGAGCGAGACGGATTTCAAGTTCAAGAAGTCCATCCAGCGGTTCATGTGGCAATCGCAGAAGCTGGTTGAGACGATCAGCGTCATTGCCGGCAAGGCTCTGATAGGCAGCCCGACAGGCGGCGATAAGGGCGACGGCACCGTAAACGCGGAAGAACTGTACGACGACGGCGAGCGTGTGCTGACCGAGCGGGCCCGCCAGACGATCAAGGCCGGCTTTGACAACGACCGCTATTTGCTCGGGACGCTATCGAGCGGCACGCATACGATTGATCCGCAGAACGGCCAGCATCAGGGCGCAACGTTCAACGGCTCGTTCACGCTCAGCCCCGCCAGCGTGACGAAGGATTCAACCGTTGTGCTGCATGTGACCAACGGGGCTTCAGCAGGAACGGTGACGTTTACGGGCTGGGG